CTATTCATTTATCTCTTCCGCTAAATTAATTACCACCTCAAGAGATAAACCAGCAGTTTCTGCAATTTCCTCGTTCGAGAGTTTACCATTTTTTAACAGTCTGAGTGCAATTTCTCTTTTTTCATCATTAATAAAATCTTCTACAATTTTACACATAGCTTCAACACCTTTCACATCCTCTTTGTAATATCTTACCTGTTCCGCTAATGGTCTATAGTTCATATCTTTAAAATTTGTACATGAAAAATCATGCATAAGTCTACCGAGTGGACTTTCATCACGCCATGCACCATTGACATATATAATATGCGATCCATCCCCAAATGTTCTGCCCGTTTCTTCTACAATTCGATTTACGTGATATATCGGAAGACCTTCACCCATTACATCATTTTCAGTAATAAAAATAACGTAACTTTCTGGCAAGTTATCATACATATCGCCTTTTGTCAACGTATTCGCATCTATTAAACTACTATTATATCTAGCACGTTTAACACCTGCCCCTTTATCTACTCTTTGAATTTCTACATCAAAAGGAGTACCATTCTCATCCCGTGCATCTATATCCAATCTTATAGAATGTCCTCGCAAATTTTTGATTTCTCTTTGCGTATGAACTTCGCACACTTTAATTCTCGGATTATTTAATATAATACGCAAAATCAATTCCGTACATTCTATATTTTGGTCAAATACACGACTCATAAAATCATCATCAAACAAACGAAACTCTTTGATTTTTTCTATAAGCTTTGCTTTTTTATCTAATCTATTCTTTTTGTTCATACTATCATATCCCCCATGAACTTTCAAATATTTCTTCCCTCAACATATCATCTTTGATATGCCCCATCGCTAATAATAGCGAAGGATTTCTCCTTCGCATATTATCAACTATTTCATATCTACTAGCTCAAATCGTAATTGTTTTCCCACCGCCATCGCATATCTTTCTAACACATCCAATGTCGGTGTAAACTTGCAGGATTCGATTCTCGTAACATTTGGGGCTTTCATACCAGTTCTATCTGCAATATCCTGTTGCGTGAGTCCCTGACGTTTTCTCTCTGCAATAAGCTCATCCACTATGCTTCTTGCAAACTTTCGCTTTTGAACTTCGATAAGAATATCCTCTTTTTCTGTTTGAATTACATAATCTTGTTTTGTCATATAATCATCCACCTATCATTAATGATACGAAAAATATATCACATATGATAGTGAACTGCAAGCATTAGATGCATACCCTCAACTTGAGGTCGAAATTTTCGACCTTGAACATTACCCCTTCGCTTTCTCACGCAATACTATTGTAGTTCGTACACATACAACCACATAAACCACAACAAAAACCCCGAATTCAATCAATCGATTCGAAAATATCATTGGGAATGGTGCAATCACCTGTGCCACAAGGATATTGTAAAGTAAAGATAATCCTAAAAATGCAATCCACCACACATTGATTTTCCAGAATTGGCACATGCAAAGCTTCTTTTCTCTGCCCTCAAGCTGCGACTGTCCTACCGCAAAAATCATGATTCCTAAGACAATGAAAACCAGTCCTGCTACGATGATGCCTGTTTTCTGCTCTCCTATCCAGAGGAAAATCGCAATCACTGCACCGATAAGTGTTAGTGTTGTCGCTACGATATTGAAAATCGCTCCAATGTTCTTTGCTTTTTTGTTTTCCTTCGGACTCTCGATTCCCTTTAATAAATAATCTGTAGTCACCTCAAAATAATCGCTTAACAAAATCACCTTTTCCATATCTGGAATGGATTGCTCACTTTCCCATTTGGAAACCGCCTGTCGGGTAACTCCGATTTGGTCCGCCAGCTCCTCCTGTGATATTCCTTTGATTTTTCTTAAACTTTGAATTCTATCTGCTATATTCATCGTGCAGCCTCCCTTCTTTTGATGGCTTCATTGTATCGAATTCGGTGGTTGCGTTGCCACCAACCACCATTGGAAATATGTCAACCAATGGTTGCATCCTATATTTTCCCCCATACTTGTCATTCCATCAATACAAAAAAGCGGTTAGGTACCATCACATGAACCTAACCGCCCTGCGTTTATACTACTGTCAAAATCAAATCGATTAACTTCTGGAACACGTCTTTCACGCGATTCGCAGTTTCTGTCACTTCTGCATGGCTAAGCTTTACCGGCAAAACGCCTGCTGCCATGTTGGTAATACAGCTTACGCCGACTACCTGCATACCACAGTGCCCTGCCACAAGAGCTTCTGGAACAGTCGACATACCGACGGTATCTGCTCCCATAATACGGAACATACGAATTTCCGCTGGAGTCTCATAGTTTGGTCCAGAATACATCGCATACACACCCTCACGAAGACAGATGCCTGCTTCCTGTGCCTTTTCTTTGATTGCGGCACGAAGGGATGCGGTGTACAAATCCGACATATCTGGAAAACGTGGACCGAATTCATCCATATTTGGCCCTATCAAAGGATTCGCACCAGAGAAGTTGATATGATCCGAAATCAGCATCAAATCACCTGGCTTGAAATCCAAATTTACACCGCCACAAGCATTGGTAAGTACAACCGTCTTCACACCTAATGCCGCCAACACGCGAATTGGCAAAGTAATCTCCTGCTGTGGAAGCCCTTCGTAATAGTGAATACGCCCCTGCAGTACCACTACTTCCTGTCCGCATTTTTTCCCAAATACCAATGCTCCGCTGTGTCCTGGAATCGTAGGAACTGGAAAATTCGGAATCTCGCTGTAAGGAATACGCACTGCATCCTCCAATGTATCTGCAAAATCACCCAATCCGCTACCAAGTACCAAGCCAATGGCTGGCCGCAGTGATACGCGGGAACGAATGTATTCCGCTGCTGCCTGAATTTTTGCTGAATTGTTCATCGTAAAAAACCTCCTCCAACTATGGTTTTAGACTACAACAACTTCCCCTTCATTTCAAGCCTCATTTACAGAATTTCTCCTATTTATTATCCACCTTCACTGTCGTGATAAAGGCATCAAAACCTGCCGCTTTCACTCTTGCAAGCTGAGCCTCCGCATTTGCTCTCACACGATATGCACCGACCTGTACGCGATACAATACTTCATCTGCAGTATCTTTTTCCACCTCGATTTTCTCCTCGCTCTCTTCCTGCTTCGTCATACCGAAATATTTCGCAATCGCTGCCGCTTCCGCCTGTGCCAGCTTGTCCAGATTGTTGTCGTCCAAAAGCCAGTTCGTAGTTCTGGTATTGGTGTGGAAGGAATGCTCCAGAATCATGCCAGGCACATTTACTGCCCTCGCACCATTTAGAACGCCATAATAGTTGTCATTCATGATACCATCCCCATTTCTATCATTGTCCGACTTGCGAGTAACCACTCGGTACCCTTGGAAAACGCCCATCTGCGCCGCAATTACTGGAGCAATTACCTCTGCGATTTCCTTGCTGATATCATCACAATTCGTTGTAGTATCATCATACAAACGATATACCGAAACATAATCTACGGAATCGTTCACATAGGAACCAACCGCGTTGGAATGATTCGAAATAAAAAGAGCACACCCCTTTGCGGTTGCGCCCCTAGTGTATAAAGCCAAATCCGTCGCCTGATTATCCCTTGTTGTAATTACCTTGAATCCGTATTGTTCCAGATATTTCTTCTGGAGCAAATGCAGCTTCCAAACCATATCCGATTCATAGTATGACTTCACCGCCGGACTCTGATTGTATTTGCCATAATGTCCTGCATCTAAGCAGATTGTAAGTTCTTTATTTGCCACAATTATTCTCCCTTCTTTTCCTGCAATACTTCAATTGCTCTTCTCAATACACTTGGTAACGGAATCCCCATAATGCCCAAGTTTTCCATAATCGAAATCGCTTCATTTGCGATAAACGCAAGCACAACGCCTGTTTTGATGTATTCCACCCCAAGTGTTACATCTAATCGATAGGCAATCATCACTACCAACAAGGTGCCACCTTTCCTACATAAGCCTTTCCAAGCGGAATAGCTGTTGAGTGCACCTGTTTCCGACTTGCTGCTCTTTTTCCACACTGCTGCAATGAGCAGTCCTAGGCAAAAATCCACGCCCATCATGGATAACAGGGTAAATAAATCCTCTGTCCATCCGCCAAGGAGATGTTTGACGATAAATGTGCCCAGAGTTCCGAATAGTGTTAATACGGTTGCTTTTATGCTGTTCATGTTGTCACCTCACTTTTTCAAAAATTGAAAAGCCTAATCCTTTCGGACTAGGCTTTTACTTCTTTCATTACGCTAGCTTATAACCATAAATATAAGCAATGACAGATGATGTATAGTTTGTCACCATAGATACCGTATTGGAATTTATGTATTGAAATTCTGCCCAATACACAGCTCCACCAGTCATAAATATAACCTCATGTTTTATACTGCCATCCTTAAATAATGCAGCTGGCAATGTCAAAGAATTTCTAAATGTACCACCTAGATTAATCAATATCGTATAGAAATCATAATCACCAAGTGACACCGTATAATTCGTTGTAGTCGTTGGCAAATATTGATATTTTATTTGAGTACCTTTAACACTAGATGGAATCGAAGGCTTGTTACTTAAATCTGTATAACTTCCCGTAAATGCTACTGTTTTTAGATCTGCAAAAAACTTCATAACTTTCCCTAAAATTACAGTTAATGTTTCGCCAGATACAATATTTGCTCTAGTACTAGCTACTGAAAAAGTTGGTGTCTGATTATTTGTAGCAACATTCGGTACATTCCCTAAACCTACCTCGGATTTAGTATAACTTGGTTTAGAACTCGCCTTCGCCCACGAGTACACGTCACTTGCCGGTCTTGCATTACTTAATCGACTATCATTTCCTGCACAAGCAGTATCGGCAGTAGTACCTAATGGTCGCCATGTATTTGTTGGAATCGTAGGCTTGTTACTCAAATCTGTGTAACTTCCTGTAAATGCTACTGTTTTTAAATCTGCAAAAAGCTTTGCAATCTTTCCGAAGATTACAGAAAACTTCTCGCCAGAAGCAATATTTGCCCTTGTGGAAGCTTGAGTAAATGTAACCACATTGTCCTTCGTATCCCCATTTGGAGTCTGGAATGATCCTGCTAAACAATCCCAATAACCATCATTGGTACGGAATACATTGGTACCTGCTGGGAAACTATGTCCTGCCCCCTCTTTGAACGTTGCATCTGTAACAAAGGCATCTGAAATATTAAACATATACTTTTCAATTTGATTTGCAGCTAATGATAAATTTGCAAAAGAAATCGTCCCCATAGGGATAAGTCCATTGCTTGACTGTGACAACTGTTTTGCCTGCTCCAAATAATACTGGGCATTGTCTACAGCCTCATTCGTTCTTAATCCTGTACTGCCATGTGTATACGACTCTGCCATAAGTGCATGCTGTTCTGCCAGCTCTGCTTTTTCATCTGCAACTAATGCTTGTGTCCCTGCATTCGCTTCACTTTTTGCAGCATTTTCCGCAGATGTTACTGCCTCATCAATTCTACCATTAATCTGTTCTGCATAAGATTTCGCATTCTGAGCATAAATCAAAGCACTTGCCTCACTTGCCTTTGCATTCTGCTCCGACGTTGCCGCTGCATTCTCACTATTCTTTGCGTTCTGCGAATATGCCAAGGCATTCGTTTCACTCGCTTTTGCATTGTTAGCACGAGCCTCAGCTACAGAAGCACTGGTTTGCGAAGCAGTGGCACTGGTTACAGCAGATTCCTCATACTCTTTTGCATTGGCCTCGCTTTGGGCAGCGTTGGTTTCGCTAGTCTTCGCATTGACCTCACTCTCCGCTACTCGTGTTTCATAGCCAGCTAAATTCACAACTCTATTGTCAATCTGGTCTAATGCGTAGTCCATCTTGTTTAAGTTATCTTCATTTATCGCAGTATTTGTACTTGGGTCATTTTCCCAATTGATTCTTGAATATATTTTTTGCATATTTTCCCTCTCTTTCTATTTTTCAAATATTATTGATGATTCATAGTTTCAAGTGATTCCACGTATCTTTTTTCTTCCTCTAATGTCTGTTTGTCTGCAAGATTACGAATTTCACCGTAAATACCCTGTATGATTAAATCCAGAATCGTTATGTGTAATTCTGACTCCGCACAAATCTGAATTATTTTATCTTTTGTTTCTTTAATAGCCATAGAAATTGGTTTATTCATCTTTTTACCTCCCTCCATATATAAAAAGACTGCCATGCTTTTACACAAGACAGTCTTATATAAATGTTATTAAAATTTGTATTTTATTAGATTAGCCTTATTATGCAATATCCACCCAGCCACTAGGAGTAATACCACCTTTCGGAATACCAGTTCCATATTTAAAAACAACTAAAAAGAATATTGTTCCATCGTAAGGATATCCATTTGGATACAATCGCACTGTATATTCACCACTTTTACCCCCTAGATAAGTATCCGTTATTTCCCAACCACCAATCGTACCTCCTGTAGCATTGACATTGTTCGTACTTAAATTATTTGCGACTACGCTACCATTCGCTTTAACATAAAACGCCGCATTTCCCCATGCTCCTTCAACAGCGGACTGTTCCGTGGTGGAACTAGAATCCCCTAATTGGCCAATGGCGAATACTTTACGTTCTCCACTAAATGCTGACATGTTCGGGTCTAATCCAATGCCATAGTACAATCCATCACTGCTATTTTTACATGCTGAACCTAAAACACCTGTAGAATAAACATTCCAGCCACCAATAGCCCCACTAGAAGCTGTAATATTCCCTGAAATATTCGCACCAGTAGCATGTAATACACCAGTTGTATCTACTGCAAAATTACCTTTTACATAAACATAGCAATCCTTTGCACTTTCTAATGTATTTACATACGCATTTTTACCTGTTTGCGATAAAAACAAGGTATCATCCGCAGCACCAAATGATCCCAAATAATCTGTTTTAATATCCCAATTTGCAATCTTTCCGCTAACCGTTTCCATAGAACCATCTTCGTTTATCTTAAAAAATTCATTTGCAGTAACAACTCCATTTAGATTAATTTTATTTGCATCTATAGCTACACTTTCTGCTGTTTGGTTTATTCGTGAAACAATCTGCCCTCCATTATAGTTATCTTGACTAACTTTTAATTCTATTTGAGAAGCATTTTGAGTAATCTGCGTTTGTAAATTATTATAAATACGTCCCGCATTCTCTATTGTTTCATAGGTTTCTGAAACTGTAGATGTAACACTCTCTGCCGTTTGTGAAATAGCACTATTCATTTCCGTTGTAGTAGAATAATTATCTTGCAAATTATTCTCAACCTTGGAAATCTCCAATCTTGTTTCATCCAGTGTACGTGTCAGCTTATTCGTCCTGCTCTGCAACTGTTTCAACTGCTCTGAAGGGCTGTTTTTCACTTCACCATAAGTTTCTGTCCCCTTGGCGGTATAGGTGTCATTTAGTGCCGTTATGCCGCTTAATTGGCGATTGAGAATAGGCACTGTGAGTGTCCGCTTATCAGCAATTACCCTAAGCAAATCCCCTACCTCTCGCCAAGGTGCACCCTTGCATTTGAGTTGCGATGGAGTGTAAGACATGAAACTAACATAATCGTAGAAACTCTTAGCAACCGTCTGCAAAACAGAATCAGTCGCACCATACAGCAAGAAATTGTCCTCTATGACGTATGTATTTCCATCCACTCCGTATGAATATCCGCCATCTTCAGAATCTTCTCTAATCGTAACCTTTGAAATAGCCTGTACATCGAACTCCTCATACGTCAGTGAACCCTGGTAATAGTCCGATTTCAATAAGCTATCGTCATAGATGTCATTAGGAAACAAATCGTCGCTTGGATACAAATCGTCGCTTGGATATAAGGCATCCTGCCCATGCGTTCGCATATGCACGTATTTGAACTTGCCAGCATTATTGATAACGCCCCATGCTGCATTTATCTCACATAATTTCTGCAATACGGTAAGTCCTGTTAGATTTTCTGCATTCATCGTACGATTGAACATAATGCTATCATTTGACAACTCTACTTCGTCTTGCTCAACTCCTAGATGTGCAAACAAACTATCACGAAATGCTTTCTGCGAAACAGGGAATGCAAGCCCATTGTACCATTCTGTAACATCGGTATTAATCGCCCAAAACAGGCTATCATACGCCACAATTTCCCGATACATTCGGTCCGAAGTCATGTTATCGGTATAAACCTTAAATCTGCCAAGTTGGATTTCATATTCGCCTACACCAATACTTGCGTGGAACCAAAGGTTCTTGTATGTCTTGGTGGATACTGCAATTTTTGTCTTGAAACACGCACTTGATACTTTTCCAAACTTCAATTCATCACTATCACAAAGTGTTTGCTCTAATTCCATGCTCTCCAATGCGATATCTTCATTGTCAACTACTGTCCCATCGTCAAAGGTCAATACTAACTTCTTCTGCTCCGCACTTAAAAAGGCTTCTTTCAACTCTTTCGAAACATCAATCATACTGCACCTCCTTTCCTAGTATTCAATGAACTCCAACTGGAATCCACTGTAAAAAATTTTGTTATTTTCCAAATCAACTCTACTGATTGGATACTCCGTATCTGGAAGATAAAACTCGCCAATCTTGTAGCCATCCATATCCGGACAATAATATTCCAGAATCATCTTCTTTTCTTTCTCAACAGAATAATGTCTGCGAATGAATGACATCATTTCATTCAATTCGTCATTCCACATCGGTTTCGTTTGGAAAGAAATCGTGCTGGACATATGGTCCAAAACATTTCTCTGCAATTTTCCATTTGCGTTCCTAGAACTATCTAAATCCTGTCTTCTGTTTGGTACTACTTTGTAGCTTTCTTTGTAAACAAAAGAGAGAGGAAATATCTCCTCTCCCATCTTTAATAAATATCCGTTAAATGCCATAAATACCTCCATTCTCGCATATAAAAAGACACCTGCCAAAGCAGATGTCTGATAACTTAATTAAATATCTTGCCACAATCGTTGCAACAAATTTTAGATACTGTATAATTCTTTATCTTTTGTTTTTTATTTGCAAATGTAAAAATTCTAAACGGATTTAGATTATAAGAATATCTCGCTTTTCCAAGCTCAATATTTTGCTCCTGAAAATACGAACAATTACTGCTTCCGCATCTAGGGCAATATACTGGTATTTTTTCACCAAACACATATTTATATATTCCGTCAAATGGTTCTTTTTCTCTCTTGGGAACTATAACTTGGTAGTCCTCTAACTTATAATCATATCCACAGGTTCCGCACTTAAATAAACCTGTTTTGTTTTTTCCACCACATTTAGGACATACTGTATGTGGCTTCTTCGAAAAATCGACCTCATAACTAAATCCAACAGGCTTGTCTGTCTTTATATAATCTGTCAATCGCAGCTCACAATTTTCACAATAATCGCTGCCTATTTTATTCTGGAAACCGCAGACTTTACAAACATATTTTTCATTAAGTATTTTTTCTTCTTCCTCTTTTTCCAAGAATTCACTTATTGGAAATCCACAATAAATGCAGGTTTTAGCTTTATCACTTACATTATTTGCACATTCTGGACAAACAATTAATGCCATTTATCCTATTCCCCTTTTGCATTTTTTACTTTTACTTTACTATATGTGGGTTATTCTGTAAACAGCTTTTCACTAAACAAAAGCTAATTCACCTGTTCTTCGTGTATAATTGCTTGATTCGGCTCTTACAGCTTCAAACACGTCCCTACTCGCAACAGTAAAATCCTTGTTTGCAGTTCTTCTTGAACTATCCGCAATATCCGCTAAGTATGGAATCAAAACTCCCGAAACTGCTTCTCTTACACCTTGAGCAATACCCTCTGTAATCTGCATATTGTTGGCTACTACTGACTGTCCATTGTCGAATCTACCCATGATTTCTCCATGGCTCGCACGGAACCAGCCATCTTCTGGGAAGCCACCGGATACATAAGTTTCAAAAGTAGGCAATTTTCCTAAAGATATTGCAAATGCTGGTAATCCAATTTCTATTTTTTCTCCTAGTACATCAAAGGTTTTAGTTAACCCATCAAATTTGAAAGATAATGCATCATTTATCCATGTCGCAAAAGAGTTCCAAATACCTTTTATTGAGTTAATTGCATTATTAAATGCCTCTGATAGACCTTTTTTTATGCCGTCAAAAGACCATTCCTCTTTACTAAACCAAGGATTAATATAGTCATCTAACAATACTTGGAGTGTACTATCCATACTTGGAAAACCATCACTTATCCCTTTTAAAACACCATCGAAAATATATGTTCCTAATGGTTCCATTTCTTTTGCTGGGCTGTTAATATCAAAGACTTCACAAACTCCATCCCAAACCCACCAAAACCAATCTGTAAATGGTTCAGTTACATATGTTACTGCCGCCAACATCCCTTCAACTACGCCTTCAAAGATATGTGAACCCATATCTAACCAATCTTGTCTTTTACCGTCAAAAGCAGTTTCAAAAGATTTCTTTGCTTGTTCTAGCCATGTTAAAGCCATATCAAAGTTAAATAATTTTTCGATATAAATATCAATTATTGATTGTTCATCTATTTTAATAGAATCTAGAGCCCCTATTATTCCACCAAGTATAGCTCCTGCAATAGTTCCATATCCAGGGAACCAACTCCCTACAACCCCACCAACGGACAATCCAGCTACTATATTACCCAAAAGCTCTTCCGCCCAATCTGGCAACAAGATTTCAATACTATCTTCTATTTTTCCTAAAATTTCTGCACCAATAATATCAAAGCCAGCAGTTCCCGCAAAAGAGAAAGCGAAAGAAGATATTACAATACTAATATTTGATAAATTAACTCCAAATACATTTTTCATTATAGATTCTGCTAAAGCAGATCCTAATCCTGTCCAAGTTAAGAATCCAATTGCTGTAATTATGCCCGTTTCAATAGGTGCTGCTTCAAATGTCCCCTTCCAAACATCAAGTACCGCTTCAACCGCATCCCAGAAAAGCTCTCCCAATGAATCAAGTATTTCTTTCCATTCTAATCCTGCCAAAAATCTTCCTATATCATTTCCGACTTCTTCCCAATCAACTGAATTAATAGCATTTGAAAGAAAAGCACTTAGGCTAACAATTAATTTTGAAGTATCTTGTCCAGCCTGAAAAAAATCTCCAATTGCAAAATCACGAATAATATCCTCTATTGGTTTAAATGCACTTGCAAATTTTTTGGCAAACTGTTGAGCCTTGTTTTCCATATTATCAAATGCTTTATTCCAAACCTTTTCGTATTCAGAAGCAGAATCTAAGATTTCATCAGTTAAATCAACGCTTCCACCACTAGAACTTCCACCAGAAATACCATTTGTTTCCTGTGCTGTTAAAAGATTTAATTTATCAAAACCTTGCAATTGACTCTTAAACGACTTTGCACTACTTGTTGCATCATCAAATCCTGTTGTGACATCTTCTAATTCATCTTTGTAATCCCTCGTTCCAAAACCCATACTACTAGGATTAATTTTTACTCCTATGACTCTAGCAATATTTGTTAAAAGATTTCCTATAGCAATAGCTACTCCATCAATAATCGGTAAAATTAGTTCTAAGACAGGCATAAATAACTGTCCCAAAACAGTAACTACTTCTTTAGAGTTATTTACTAATTGTCGGAACATGTTTGCCGGAGTATTAATATTATTCGCCAAATTTCCCCAATACTTATCTGATTGCTTTAATATTGCAATCATGCTCAACTGCATTTTTTCTGCCTCAGTCATTTCATCCACAGACTTTTCAAGCCCATAAGTATATGCATATGTCTGTAATTCCGCATCTGAAAGGTAAATATCATACTTTTCCAGTGCATCTGATTGCCCCAACAATGCATTTTGTAAATCTTTTACTATGCTACTATAATCAACATTAAATACCGACGACAAGTCTCCCGCTAACTTGGTAAATACATTAGCTGTAGCAAGAGATACATCCCCTGTCTGCCTCATTGCATTTGAGATAGAAGCAAGCTCTGCAGCAAATTGTGTCACCTCCTGAGCATTTAATCCCAAGTCTTTCATGCCACTTTCTGTCAGCGTACTGCTTTCCATATCTACCGACAGACTTACTTTCATTCCAGATAATTTGCTAAGACTTTCATTCATTTCCTTTACAAAGGTATTCGCATATCGTTTTGCATTTTCTGAACCATAGGTTTCGAAATCCTCATCCCACTTAGATGCAATTTCTGCAAATGTATCCGTGTAATAATTAAAGGATTTAAAATACTTTTCTGTGCTTTCTGTCGCGTAATAAATCTCTCCTATAGCAGCTTTAATATTCGGTATAGCTTGTGCAAATTTATCTATTATATTTTTCACATTAGGAATCGACTGTGCCATCTTTCCTATTGCAGAAGACAAACTAAATGCATTTTTTGTTGTATCTTCTATGGTATCATTACTCTCATTTAATCCTGTCGTAACCTCATACGTTAAAGTATTCATTCCCTGCATAGAATAACTAATATCCTCAACACTACTAGCAAATCCTGCTAACACACTGGTGTCCATTTTGTTGAGAGAAGTAGATAGCGTATTAACCATACCTGCTAGTTTATTTGTTGCACGGTACGCCGTTAACGCTTGTGATGTTATTCCAGTAATCTGTAATTTTTCTACAGTCTGTGTCATATTTCCACCTTCCTTCTTAAATTATTAGTCAAAAAAGACATCTACCTTAGTAGATGTCTCTTCGATCTAAATTACATATTAAAAATTCTTAATTATTTACCTAAAAACAACAAGTGCCTATTTAATATTACAAACCACCTGTAGAATCGTTTCCATATACATCTTCTTCTTTTTGTATTGCTTCTTCTTTTAAAAGATCAGATGCATTTTGTAACAATTCATCACCTTTTAACCAAACATAGGATATAATTATTTCATCCTCATATAAATTTGTAGTATCTTTTTCAGTATTTTGAGTTTTGAGAACAATTACTGTATCATTTGCACCATACCAGTAAGTATATGTATATTCATTCTTATAAATATCCGATTTACTAGTTGTTTTTGATGGCTCTCCATATAACGATGTCAGCTTAGAAACCAAATCAGAAGACATCGCGTTCAAATTCTGAGTATCAAACTCATATCTTGCACCATAAAGTGCACTATCTTCTTCTGTTTTTGTTAATATGCCATCTACTGGAATATAAGAGAAATATAACACTACATCTCTTGTTGTGTATCCCGCTACATCAACTTCACCATTGTAGGCATTTGCAATAATATTTATATCATTATAATCGAAATCAATTCCTTGATAATCCCCTAAAATAATTTCATCTGTTGAAAATGTTCTAAATGATTCTCCCGAAAGTGCCCATAAATTTAATTCTCCCAACATCTCATCAACTTCTGTATAATTGGTTCCCCAAGGAATATCTCTAAATAAGATTTCCTTATCGTACTTTGGCATTTCATCACTATCAGGATCTGTCTTCTCTGAAACAATTCCCTCCGAATTATTTTCTGTATCTGGAGTATACGTTCCACTTCCAGCGATAACTATTAACATCATTACAAAGAAAATCAGTGCAGGAATCGCAGAACAAATAAGACCAGCAATTGATATACCTTTCTTTCCATTTGATACTCCTAATACTCCCAAAACAATTCCCGCTATACTCGTAAGAAGTGCAAGCCACGAAACATTAAGGAAAAGCACTATACTAATTATTCCAAGAACTAAAGACCATATTCCATATGACTGTTTCTTGTTTTCTCCCTCCATATCTATCTCCTTTTCTCGTTTTCTTAGAATTATACCACATTCTATTCTTGAATGCATACTCTTTTACACTATTCATTTTATCACACATCAAATGTGATTTGGTTGAAACTATTCTTCAGTCAAATCTTTTGAATCTTTTGAATGAATTACTTCACCACTATCTACATTTACGAAGTCGATATGCACGTTGTCCACTTCCGTGCCATTCAACATATGATACATTCCTGAATACATATAAAATCCTAAACATGAAAAGCTTTCTTCCAATGTTACGCTTTCAGAGGATGTAGTTACTTTGAAATTCGTAAAATCATCATTGCATTCGATAGATACGATTGTCTCACTTTCATTTGCTAACTCATCACAACTATCCTGTATACTTTGGGATATATCCTTCATATACTCTTTATGAACACTTTCTGTCATAACATATGTGACACTACCGTCTTCATTTAAAATTGCATCTTTGAATCCATTTTCTTCTTTGATACTTGAGAGTTTTTCCTCTGTTATCCCCTCTTCATAAAAATCCGCTGGGAGTGTTATCTCCACTTCTTTTTCTACTTCTTTCTTGGGCTCTGAATTATTTCCTGATTGATTTTCACCACCATTACCGCAGCCAACTAAAAAACACATGCAGAGAATAAAACATAGTATTAATTTTCTTTTCATGGGTATTACTCCTTTTCTTGTTTTCTTAGAATTATACCACATTCTATTCTTAAATGCTTACCAAATATGGTAGTAATTGTAAATTTTTAAATATTACTCTTTTTTCGAGTAAAGCCTGTTGATTCATGTGTTTCAATCGAGGGGTTTGTATACTTTTTCCACTATGTATTTTATTACACCTTAGTTGTGAATTGGGTGAAAATATGGCTTTCAGTCGCCTTATAAATATCCTCCATCGCTTTCTTAATATTCGGCATCTTCTGACCAAGTCTTTCCATAGCAGTAACTAATCCTGATGAATTATTTGACGCTTCTTTTGCGGCATCCCTACTATGTATTAAGGCGTCTGTCATATCATTCAACTTGCTAGTGTCTATTTTTTTACAGCAGCATTTAAATCACTCACCTCTTCTTGCAATTTACTCGTTGTCTTGAGTGCATTTGTCATCTCTTCTGTAATCTCTTCTAATTGCTTTTTTTCAATGTTTTCTGCCATTTCTCCACCTTCCTTCTTAATTTTACATATAAAAAGACACCTACCAAGGTAGATGCCTTTTATAATTCTTTCTTATATTTTTAACGATATTCTCATCATTCCGTCATCGAATGATGAAATCTAGGACAAAATATCTATATATTTTGGAATAACAAATGGTCCACTCCAACACTGAACCACTTCACCATAAACAATAATCTCTGACGCATTTAGATAATCCTCAATAGACAAGTCATTATTATTATCAAATAATAGAAACATTTGTGTCCCAAAATAGCTACTCAACTCTTCATCATATGCTACTCCGATTTGAAGATATCTTTTATCTAAATCATATTTTTTTATTAAATCATCTATTACCAATCCAAATGTAGATGTATTTGTATAATAAAATGCTCCAGAAATAAAACCATATAATTTAACATGCTTTCCTTCTATATCATCTCTTTCGAATATTTCTTCATTATACATTACTTCACAGTATGCTTTATACTCTTCCTCCGTCATATTCGCAACTTTTTCTGCTTCTGTAACTACTTCACTCTCCTGTTGTGTTTCAGTATTTTTTTCTGTAACTACTTCACTCTCCTGCTGCGTTTCTGTATTTTTCCCCTTATCTTTTTCATCATCATTTCCGCCGCAGCCTACTAAAAAGCACATGCAGAGAATGAAACATAGTATTAATTTTCTTTTCATAGGATTTCTCTCCTTTTTTTCTTATTTTTAAAGAATTATACCACATCTTTAAAACATATGCCTACCATATATGGTACTATTTTAGAGAAAATTTTCCGTTTTTTTACTTCTGAGTTCGGCACACTTTTTTACACTGTACATTTTAGCATGTTACAATTGTGAAGTGGGTGAAAATATGGCTTTCTGTCGCCTTATAAATATCCTCCATGGCTTTCTTAACATCTGGCAATTTTTTTAAAATACCATCAATTACTGTCTTGATATTTGGCACAGATTGCGTAATCTTTACCACTGCATTTTTAATATTCGGCATTTTTTGACCGAGTTTTTCCATAGCAGTGGCTAATCCTGATGAATTCTTTGTTGCTTCTTTTGCAGCCTCTGCACTTTGCTCTAAAGTAGTCGATATACATGTAAGTTTAGTCATGTCTATTCTCTTAAGAGTTGTAGTTAAAACTTGTACATTACCAAGCAATTTATTTGTTGCATTATATGCTTGTATAGATTGTTCCTTAATCTCCATAATTTGTAAACGTTGTACACTCGATACCATTTTTCCACCTTCCTTCCTGATTTTAGGCATATTAAAAGACATCTACATAAGTAGATGTCTTCCTTCAATTTACACTATTTTTAACTTACTCCTGAGTTGAGTCATATAGTATAGTATCTTCCGTATATTCAACATACTTGGTAAGAACAAAAGGACCATGTGCACATTGCACGATTTCACCATATATTGTAATCTCCTCGTAATTCTTATACTCATCAATTGATTGATCCTTTCCCTCTTCAAACAACAAATACATGTGTTCTGAACCATTATATTGAAGATCTCCTATCATGCTTCCGCGTTCTTCATAGGCAGGTGCAATTGAAATATATCTATTACTCAACTCATATTTTTTCGTAAGATCTCGAATTGCACTTGCAAACATTGAGCTATATGAATAACTTCCTTTACCATGTATATATCCATATATTTTTACATGTTTTCCTTCTAATGCCTTGTCTCTTTCGTATAATTCATCTTCATATATCATTTCACAATATTCTTTATATTCTTCCTCTGTCATATTCGCAACTTTTTCTGCTTCTGAAAGTACTTCACTCTCCTGCTGTGTCTCCGTATTTTTTTCTGTATCTACTTCACTCTCCTGTTGCGTTTCAGTATTTTTTTCTTTATCTTTTTCGCCATCATTTCCGCCACAGCCGACTAAGAAACACATACATAACACAAATAAGAGCATCAATTTTCTTTTCATAAGATTTCTCTCCTTTTTTCTTATTTTTAAAGAATTATACCACTTATAAATGTTTTGTACATACCGAATATGGTACTATCTGCAAATTTTATTATTTTGCACTTTTTCAGTAGTGAGTTGATTCTGTTATCTTTTCTCCAACAAGCAAGAACATTAATTTTGGGAATTACATTTAATGTTCTCTATCGTGTTCAACAATTAATAACCTATAGCTGTAACACCATATTCTGCTTCTTCCGTCGTAAAGCCTTCGTACTCAAGCTGCTCAATTAATCCTTCTCTCGAAAAAGACATTATATCTAAATAATCCTGTGCCTTTTTAGCGGCCTGCTCCTTCCAGTTCGCACCACAATTGCTCACACCATATGTAGCTTCCTCGTTTGTAAAGCCTTCATATTCTAACTGTTTTAACAATCCTTTATAGGAAAAAGCCATAGTGTCCAAATAATCTTTTGCTTTTTCTAATGCCTGTTTCTTCCAGTCAACACCACAATTATCTACCGCAAAAGTCGCTTCTTCTGTCGTAAAACCTTCATATTTCAACTGTTCAAACAATCCCTTATAGGAAAAAGCCATGATTTGCAAATAGCTTTTCGCTTTTTTCAAAGCATTTTTCTGCCCCATTGTTAAACTTGGTTCATTTGTACTCTCTTCTTTGTCTGTCGCATTCTGATTGGAACTATTATTATCCGCCGCTTGGCTTTCACTGTTTTCATCTTCCATCTGGCTTTCACTATTTTTATCTACCACTTGGCTTTCACTATTTTTATCTTCCATTTGGCTTTCAGTATTTTTCGAAGAATTATCAGAAATCTGAGTATCCTTGTCATCTCCTGAATTTCCACATCTACCAAATACAAGTGCTACAACGATTACCCAAAACCACCATTTTTTAAAAATTGGTTTTTTGACACCATCTACCGTTTCGTTTTTCTTACTCATATTGAATTCCTCCTAAAAGTTTGTATATTTTTATTTATCTGTTTTTTATTTCAAGTATTTCGTAATTTTTCAACACTACCAAAGTTGTGAATGGGGTGAAGACAATCTTGTATACAAAACACCTACATAAATAGATGTCTTTGCTTCATTAACTATTCTTCCGCCAAATCTTTTGAGTCTATTGAATGAATTACTTCTCCACTATCTACATTTACGAAGTCGATATGCACGTTGTCCACTTCCGTGCCATTCAACATATGATACATTCCTGAATACATATAAAATCCGAAACATGAAAAGCTTTCTTCCAATGTTACGCTTTCAGAGGCTGTAGTTACTTTGAAATTCGTAAAATCATCATTACATTCGATAGATACGATTGTCTCACTTTCATTTGCTAACTCATCACAACTATCCTGTATACTTTGGGATATATCCTTCATATACTCTTTATGAACACTTTCTGTCATAACATATGTGACACTACCGTCTTCATTTAAAATTGCATCTTTGAATCCATTTTCTTCTTTGATACTTGAGAGTTTTTCCTCTGTTATCCCCTCTTCATAAAAATCCGCTGGGAGTGTTATCTCTACTTCTTTTTCTACCTCTTTCTTTGGTTCTGAATTATTTCCTGATTGATTTTCACCACCATTACCGCAGCCAACTAGAAAACACATACAGAGAATTAAAAATAATACTAATTTTCTTTTCATAGGTATCTCTCCTTTTTCGTTTTTTATAATTATAGCATATAAAAAAAAACAACTACTACCATATATGGTAGTAGTTGTAAATTTTTCATTTGACCTCTTTTCTACACTATGAATTTTAGCACATTCGAATTGTGAAGTGGGTGAAAACATATTTAGTCATGCACTTTGCATAGATTTTAGAACAGAATATCTTCTGTTACTATTTGTATCGATACCTCTGTCCCTTCCTCTGCTTCCGACTTGCTTTCTTCCTCATTCATGTACGTTCCAATTGCTATTATAAATATGGTAATTATAATCGCAATTCCCTTTCTTTTTTGCTCTTCCTCACTTGGAGCATTTGGATTATACAATGTTTCTGGTTTTAATAAATATGATTCGTATCGACCATCCACCCTAATCCAAATAATCCAAATGTAAATAAATATAATTTACCTGTTTTCTTATTGCCTTCATAGAATTTATGCGCACCAAACATCCCCAAGAAATAGCATAACACAAGAGCTATCCATTTATTCTTTTGTTTCGGCTCATACACTGGAAACTGATATGATTGTATTTCTTCACTTTGAGAGCTTTCCACCTCTAGACTTTGATAGGTTCTATTTTCACTGACTTTACCGTCTCGTGACTCAGCCTGCACAGTGACATTCATAGCATCTATATCTATATTTTTCTCTGTAGCAGTCTCCTCAAAACGAGCACCACAACTGGAGCAAATATCTTCATAAATCGCACTGAAGGTTCCGCAATAACTACATTTCTTCTTTTCTATTGACCTGTTCACTTTCTTATGAATTGGGAAACCACAGTACATACATTTATCAGCCATCTCGCTAACCTGATTTCCGCATTCTGGACATTTGATCAAAGCCATTTTCATTCTCCTTAGTAAAAATTCTCTTATAGATTATACCATTTTGTTTCCTACCTCTCAAGACCGTATTCTTATCTCATCTCCGTCTTCGGCAAATGACTCCTATCGCCCGCCATCTGCCACTGTTTCTCTGCGAGAAGCATTTTGCGGAGCTCTCTCTCGTCAATCTCTGCCTGTGTCAGACCATCGTATTCCCCAAGTCTTGTCAGGACTGGTTCCTTGAGATACTCGGATTTTGCCTTGCTGCCTGCCAGGCAGTGTTCTAAGGCGACCGTTATCGCACTGAGGACATAATTACCACAATACAACCATGCCATGCTGTCATTTTCTTTCAGCTCCATCTTGTGTGCCTGGGCGTATGGTTCCAAGTCTGCGGGACATGCCCAGTCAATATCGTGGATTGTGAAGCCATAGCCTTTTGTTACCATCAGCCAATACGGTCTGATTTCTGAAACGTAGGTGGACCAGTTTAATTCTGAGGAGTTTTCTTGGTATTCTTCTTGTTCGCTTTCTTCTGTTCCGCCATTTCCCTCTGGAACATACTCTTTAAAAAACCCTCGCTCAACATCTCGTTCTGCAAATCATTGTACAACTGGAGAATGTCTGCACTTTCTTCCTCGAAGTAGTCGTCCATCATATCGAAAACCTTGTCCAAGGCAGTCGTCTTGCCTTCGCCGGTGTCATAATCATACCCAAATTCGTCCTTATGGTTTTTCTGCAATCCTACCAGAATGATTTCTGGAATGAGCAGCAGCATTTCTTCTACCTGCAAAAGAGTCTCACTGCCTTCTCCCTGCTGGGAAACATTGCTACCAGCCTGAATCATGCGTGAAATCAGGTTGGCTTTCAGGGTTGGCTTATATCCGAATTTAATCTCGTATTCTTTGTCTTTCATTTTAAGTTTATACATCGTATGTTCTCCTCCTTTTCGAGAAAAGGGAGACATTTCCTGTCTCCCTTATGCTGATTTAAGCGTTTGCTTTTGCTACAGTGAATGTGCCGTCTTTGTTGTCTGTTACGACATATTCGTCAGTACATTCTACTGCTACTGTATTTGGAATGATAGTTGCTGTCATGCCAATGATTTCATCATTTCCGCCTACTTCATCTGGAGTAGCTACTACCTGTCCTACATATGCGTATTTCGCTACGCCGCCGACACCGTCTGTACCATACATATGGATGATGTCGATTTTCTTGCCTGCCATTTCGTTGATTGCCTGTAAGTATTCTTTTTCAAGATTACCTTTTACTTCTCTCTTGTCAGATGTCTTAATACCCATTTCAAAGATCTGTGTATCATCTTCGAGCGTAGTGCTTTCTACTGTGTTTGGTGCAGATACAGGTGCTGGAATTGATTTTGCTTTGATCAATAATTTGTAATTTCCTGTGAAATCTGTAGTTGCCCCTGTGTCTGTATGCTCCTTAATGATTACTCTTGCTAAATAACTTGTACTTGCCATGTTAAATTACCTCCTAAATTTTCATGTTATAAATTTTCGATATCTTCGTCTCCAATGGTTCGGCGGAAACGTGCCGATTTGGCATGGTTTGTGTCTGATACATCTTCCGGGCCCTGAATCACTGAATAGCCCATGGCGATCATCACATCACCTGCTTTATCTAAAATCTCGCTTGCTTCATCAAGCGATGTATCTGAATATGCTTTTAATTCGATGGTCGAAATAATCGCATTCTGCTGTGTCTTTTCCAAATCATCTGCGGTACTGGTTTCCCCGATAAAGTCCACATTTAAAGCGGGAAACTCTGTGGGCACTCCTTTTTTCGTTTCCGTCATATGCAAGGCTGCTGCGGAATAAGGTGCCCCCTCATCTTCGAGAAGTCTTTGGGTTAATCGAGTGTATATCAATTCTCTTACGCTAAGAATGTCCGTCACCTCCTCTCTAAGCATAATTCTTTACAATAGTCATCCTAACACACTAGGAATGTGAAGTGGGGGAAAGCTGTTTTTCCAGAAATCGGTCTATTTTTTTGGAGATTGTGCTCCGGTCGTAGCCGATCGTTTCTCCTATTTCTGCGATTGTCATCTCATCTATGTATCTGTACTGCAAGATTTGACGCATCTCCATATCTTCTATGGTTTCTATGGCGATGTCGATATCGAATTTCAACTGCTCATACTCTTTTTTTCGATTTGCGAGCTGAAGCATCAGTTCGCGTACTTTTTGCTCGCGCTGTTTCGTGTCTGCGATGCTAGGGGCACCTACCTCGATACGTCGCTCTGTGTATGGAAAGCCTTTTGCAGAGCCCTTTACAATACCATGCGTGGCTTTCAATGGAGTATTTGCGTAGTAATCGAGTTTTTTGTTGATTCGGGCAATTTCACGCCCTAACTTTTGATAGTCTTCTAATACTTGTTTTGTCAGAACCATTTGACCTCCGTTCTAAGGCAGATTGACCTTACTTACAGAGACTTCGTAGGCTACACGCTGTTCTGTTTCATTCTCATTCTTTCTTTTGAGGTATTCTCGGCTCTGAATCCTGCCCCAAAGCTGCACATGAGTACCTGCTGGAAAATTCGCAATAAACTGCGCATTTCGTCCCCAAATGATGCATGGAATATAGTCTGATTTGCCATACGAACGATTTACAGCTACTAACACATCTGCGATTTCTCTTTCCTGCGGTGTCTTTCGATAGAGAACCTCCTTACAGATATATCCGTCCAGCATAATCTGATTCTGTTCCTCTGTATCCTCCACCTTTTCCATAAATAAGAATTCTCTTGCAAAGACATACAGCATGAGGTGTTTCCTGCTCTCTCCCTGTCTGTTGAATGAGCGAAACTGTCCTGTTAGATATACAGCCTCCCCACAATACTCCTGGCTTACATCCACCAAACGCTCCGATACCATAACTGGGAGCTTGTCCGTAGCACCAGATAATCGTTTTACATCCACCTCCAGCATGTAAAAACCTTCTCCATACACTTCATGGCTAAACGTGAAGCCAGATGCAATATGGCCGACTAACGTGACTTGATTGTTTTCTGTTTGATTATTCACCAAATTCACTCTCCTTCCGAACTTTTTCTTGATATTAGTTCGGAAATCAGTTATAATATATTTGCTAGATAGATTTGTTTTGATTTCCGAACTGCGCATTTATATAATAGTTTGGTTTTCAGAACTTGTCAATCATTTTTTGTACGGATTTTAGAACTTTAATAAGATGGGTGAATATCATGTATGAAATTTATTGCAAGATACGAGATGCAAAAGGATTAAAAGATGCTGATGTAGTAAGGGCTACTGGCATTACGAAGTCTACTTTTTCCGATTGGAAATCCGGAAGAAGCAATCCTAAGAATGATAAACTATCCAAAATCGCTGATTTTTTAGGTGTTTCTGTGGAATACTTAAGAACTGGTGAAGAAGAATCCGAACCATACTATTTTAACGAAGAAACCTCGAAAATGGCTCAGGCTATTTTTGAAAACAAAGAGCTTCGTGTACTGTTTGATGCGGCTAGAGACTCTAGTCCTGAAGATTTGCAGACTGTACACAGTATGTTGCTCGCCTTAAAGAGAAAGGAACAGGGGAATATCGATTAATGCTACTCTATAATGTCGATTACCAGGTCCATTTGATTGAATTTCATGGATCTGCAAAGGAAGCGGTAGTGCTAAACGAAGATGGCACCTACACGATTTTCATTGAATCTACATTATCGCAGGAACAACAGCAGCAGAAATTTTTACATGCTATGGCACACATATGTAATAACGATTTTGAGAAGGAATGCTCTGTGGACCTGATAGAAAGAGAGGCACATTTTACCTAG